AGTCTCGTACTCTAAAGGCCCTCGTTACATAATTTGGTGTAACTACGAGCATTGGGTCCCTAGCGTGGTGAAAACTACTCATGGGAGAAGCCCTCTGCTTTAGCTGAGGGAGTTGTCACGAAAATTACATTTCATAAAAATGCGGTCATAGTGCACGACCCTATCAATCCATTTATGATAAATTATCTTTTTAAAATGTGCGAGATCCACTTCAATTGTAAAAAAAAATATCTGATGATGGATTTTGAGGAAGCGCAAGCTGAAAATGCTGCAATTTTTATAAGAAAAATTACGAAAGAGGATCGTAAGAGGCAGCGTGCACTGGACGAGTTAGCTAAGCAGACTCAAGAATTAGATTTAGGATACTAATTCCACCGCATAACACACTAGAAAACACACCTGATTATCTACCAATCTGGTAGGTTTTGGTAGGAAATTGGTAGTTACTCAATCTCTCCGTGCGCAATTGTGCAAATTTCATCTAGCATCTCGTTCAATGCGCGGAGTTTGTTGTGTAGATCTTCCCGACTCTCTGCATCGTCAAAATAAGTCACAAACCAATCGACAGAATGCTTGCTCTCACAGCGTGAGATAATGTCTTCCCACTCTTGCCATGCGCGGATCTTTTCGTAAATAATTCCGAGGTCTTCGATACGTTCGCGTTTCATATTTTCTCTCAGTAAAGATCGTTGCACGGAATACCGTTGTAATTTCGATTCCGGTAATCCGTTCCATTGTAGCTAATGTTTTCTATAATTTTTTCCTTGGTCACAGGCCAAACGCGCTTTAGATAACTACACTCGTCGCAAAAATTCGTTTCGTGTTTGTTAGCGTAGCCAAATGGGCGAACCAGGCGATGTTTTTTGATGCAATCTTCACAAAGACTTTGTTTCCGATTGCTCATATCGATCCCACCCACACGATGATAAAAACAAAAAGCACGAAAAGCATGGTGAGGATAATAGGATCAAAAAAACTAGGGTCTGGCTCGTCGGGATCTATCGTTTTCATAAAATTCCGGATTCGGATTTTCGGAATTCGGAATCGGATCATCACCCGATTCCTTGTGCGTTTCTACCATGTCGGGGCACATGTAATCAAAGTTTTTATCATCATGCTGCCGATCATATTTTAGGATAGATGACGTAAGAAAAGCGCAGGAGGCAAAGACAAAAAAAAAGACGCAAATGATATCCATTTAAAAATCCGTTCTCCACGAAACACCAACCGAAAGCGTCGAGTTCGAACCCATCGACTGACCGCTAAACACCAGTTTTTCATTCGGGAAAAGCCGGACATTAAAATCATCCAGGTTTATGTCCCTGCTGCTTTTCTCTGCTATAAAGAAGCTGAAAAACATCGTGCCTTCGGTAACCAGGGTTCCAACTTTATCATAAGAGGCGCAACTTGTATTGGGATCAATGTCAGTGAAAACAGGCAATCCGGCAACAATAGGATTAAGACGCATCCTTATAACTGCTGCGGAATTGGAATCATTCATAATAGATAATGAGTCAAATAGTAAACGTGTTCGGTTAACTTTACCCGCATAACTTGTATTATCTTTTATAGTGATAATATTCGTTTCTAACATAGAGACTGTCTTCGTGTTGCTCTCTGCGTTTTTTGAGCCAATATTATTAACTAAGCCCTCTGTGAAAGCTCCCATCGAGCTAATGGAGGTCGTGATATTCGTGGTGTTTGATGTGTTTTTGCTCTCGCAGAACAGATAAAAACATGGATTTTGTGTCGAGGGGATGATATTGGCATTGGAATAACTAATGCTGTGGACGAGATTGAATTCCCCAGTATCGGGGTTTTCGATGAAGAATTTTATGGATCCGAATCCCAGCCACTGAAACTGGATCTTGAAAACGTTCCCCATATGCGGATTGATCGTGACCCCAGAAATACCTGTTCCATCGAATTTATCAACGTTCCAGCTGGATTGTGGAATCCAATTATCTACTCCGGTGTTTCGGTGTAGAACGCTGAATGTCGTGCCGTTGTAGCCAAAAAAAAATCCGTCCAGCTCGTCGCCAATTCCTGAGACTTGTATATTTCCCGGTGCAGGAGATCCATAGATACAGGTGAACAGAGTAAGGATCCCCTGACCCGACAAATAGTGTACCACTTCCCTACTGGTCATAGTAGCTGATGAAGAGCTTGCCGCGCCGCTATTGATCCTCGCCATCGATGTTGAGTGGGTTACCGACCCGGATCCCGTAAGGGAGGTGTTGACGATCGAAGTATTAACGTTATAGGGAAATTGAATCTGCGAGATTCCGCTAAGCTGTGCCACCATTAACTCGTTAAAAGCTGATTTTAGAGCAGGCCCGATGATAACGCTATTAATCGAATTGTTTGTCTGAGGCATTTAATCCCTATATAATTGTTAAGTTTCCTACTGAACCAATACTATTCCAATTCGTGTTAGCCGTAACACAAATGAGTGTTAACGAGTCTCTGATTGCCGTCGATGAAATAGACCCTAATACGCCCGAAAGGGTTTGAGTCACACCGAAAAAGATCTGCTGGTTGGCATTTTGTGCGATTTTCCATCCCAGCGCTGTATTGATTCCGGTAATCGAGATCACATCGCCAACCGCTGACGTCGTGGGTAGAGTCATCGTCAGAGTGCCTGATTTATTGGCGATAACACCCGTGTTAGCTGCGATTATGCCGTCAATGGTTACGATTGCCCAGGTAATGGCATTGTTGACGCCTAGAGCCTCACGCGCTGCATCGGCTGTCGTTGATCCCGTACCGCCATAAACTATTGGGACGGGTGCGCCGCCTGTCGTCATGGGATCTCCTACACGTTTACGGAAACGAATTGCTGAACTGAAAAATCAAGAGCTTTAGTACCTACCCAGTCGACATTAGTCGTCACGCCGCCTGTTGTTGTCAGTAGAAGGGTGCTGTAGTAAGCCGAACCGGTTCCCCTCACCATGACTCCGGCCGTAAAAGGAGTGCACGTGCCATAAGCAATCCCGTTGACTCGTGCCGAAGTATCGGAATAGGGGGTCGAGAGTCTTGCTTCTACTGCGCCGACACCATCAGCGCCGCCATCATTAAGTTTTACCAGTAATTCGACATATCCATTTTCGATCAGAGAATAGACATACGTGCTAGATGCGTTGAATGTGGGTGCTGTTCCTCCATTTGCAAGGAAATATGATCCTGCGGTTGCGCCAAAAGCTCCTGTCGGATAGGTCCACTCCCCTCGTATTAATTGAAGGCTAAGGCCATCCTGCACCCCTAATGTCTGCACTGTCCAGTCGTCAGCAGCACTCATGCGCATGCGAATCCACCCGATTCGAAGCAGGGATTGGGTGGCGTAATTGGCAACTGTAGGATCGCCGAAAAGGAACATCGATCCGGTAAGGTCGGCGACTGCTGATCCTGTTTTACCAAGACGTCCAGCGACTGGCGAGTTTGTAAAAGACCAATAGCGCGAGAGACCAAAATTTATCGTGGCCTCCGTGCTATCCGCTACGGCATAGATCGCAAACGGAATATCCTGAGCGTAAGCTACTCCTGTAGGAAGGCCAAATAGGTTTCCGATGATCGTAGATGCGCCGCTGTCATCGATAAAAGTCTGGTTAGCAGTAACAGGGATCGTGACCAGGGTCCCGGGCGTGACCGTGCTGCGAATCGTGACGTAGCCTCGATTTGTAGAGCTGAGAGCTGTCCCATTTGCAGCAGTGACCGAGAATGTGCCTGCACTGAGGGTTATGCCCAGATTAGAAAATCCGACAGTTTTCGTCGAGTTAGCTGTGACAAATCCTGTTGAATCTACAACAAAATCATTAGAACTGAAATTGCTCAATCCTATTTTCGTTGCATCCGCGGCTGTGAGTGCCTGGCTCGTCTGCACCTCTAACGCAATAGTATTGGCTCCCGTGCCATCAGTCCGTACGGGATTCGTGCCAGCAGCTGTAACCGCGCCGCTTAATGTAAGGAGACCGGCAGCCGTGGGAACCACCGGAGAAGTACCAGTTTGCACTGCAATCGAATCAAAAGCCGATCCACCTCCGACTAGATCCAAGGTAATATTGGGAGATGAATATCCTACTGTAAGCGTGCCGAGGGGAGATGTGATAGACCCTTTTTGTACGTGCGGAGATGCTGTGGATCCTGTCCACAGTTGACCATCGGTATCCAAGGCTCCGCCGCGCTCTGTTCCATCGAAAGACGCATTATCAGCGAAAATTATGGACTCGAGTCCAGTTATGTTCGAACTACCAGCCATCAGAGCTTCCCCTTGATTTCTTCGAGTTGTTCATCTGAGAACTTAAATTCTCTAAGTTTGGCATAATCTTTTGACGTCCAACACTCCTTAGCCCGGTTCATGCATTCTTCATAAAATGATTTTTGTTCTTCATCCATACACTTTCCAGAAGGGGGGCCTACGAGAATTTCAGAGATGATCCAGGAGACGCGCTTAAGAAAAATTGCTGATCGCCGGGTGTCAATCTCTTGATCAACGAGATGCTGGATATTTTCAAGTGTCGCTCCGCCCTCAAGGTTTGCTAATTGTGCTATAATGCTCATAGGATCTCCTTAAGATGCGGTTGAGTACATGAATGTAACAATCACAGTCCCCGCGGTATCTATTGCTGTTGACGATGAGCCAGCGCTGGGAGTCATATCCGCGAAGTTCAAATAAGTTGTGTTTGGTTGAACATAGGCGCACAAATATGTTGAAAGCGCCACCATTGTGATGTTGGCAAAGAAGTTCCCACCCGATGACCAGAATGCGTTAGTTGTGTTTCTCACAGTGTAAGGCAGCCCACCAAGCCTCATATTCCCTGTGCCTGTATGAGCGCTCCAAACTAGATACGCGGTACAAAAAACAATGTCTCCAAATTTTGAATATCGTCCGATCTGCGTTGAGTAAGTGCCGGCACCAGCAGCTGTTGACCCCTGGATAACGGGTGTCCATGTTGTATTTTGGATGAAATCGGCTTCCGCCCAGGTGTCGACGCCGGAAGTGATTGCCAGCTTAGCCGCTGCAGTACCGAGCGCTGATAGGCTCTGAAGCGTTGCATCCTGAGCCTGGACGTTAGTGCCGATCGCTAGGCCAAGTGCTGTGCGTGCATCTGATGCCGTTGTCGATCCCGTTCCGCCGTAAATAATCGGAACCGGTGCGCCGCCTGTTGTCATGATTTAACTCCTAGCCTACAAATCGATATGTGAAGAGTGCCGACCAGTTGATCGTTTTCGCAGCTATGCCCGTGACGGTGATCGATGCAGTATTCCCAGTCACACCAAGTGAAAAATCAGCGGTGGTCATCGCCGCTTGTTCAAAATCGTCTTTAGTCTCAACAGAAATCTCCGTCCCGGTTGCACCGTCGGTCGTAGCTGCACCTGCAAAGGTATAGGCCGCGCCTGCCGCGTCGGTTACGTTGTAAGCGATAATAGAGCCCTCGACAAAATAAACACCCGCGACCCCTCCCAGGCTGAGAGAAACCAATGTTGTGAGAGTAGCGTCTTCCGTGGTCGCCGTCCCCGTGATCCGGTTAGTAAGCTGCACTTCCATGTTCGCCGAACCCGTGGGATTGGCGATAACGCGGATTCCGTTGTCGTTGTTGGCGTTTGTATCGGCGCCATTGACATTGACGTTATTGGCCGCTGGGATGACGGTTCCATCGTCAGTCGTGAACTGAGTTGGAACGGATGGGGGGAGATTGCCAGCGCTGATGCCGACATAGAACTGGCTCATGGATCCTCCTAGCGAATTGCGCTGATGTACAAATTAGCTGTTCCAGCTGATCCCTTTCCATAAACAAGCTGGCCCTTACGACCATACTTAGTACCTTGGGCACCACCCTCGCAGGAATGATTGGCCTGAAGGTCTAAGATCAAAGTCCCCTTCGGTGGGATGTAATCCATCTTTTTCACGCCGTTATAGCTGATGGTAATTCCCTGCGTACCATCGTCGTTATAAATCTTGAGGATCTTGATATCATCCTCAAACCCGATAGCCCCAGTATCCGCCTGCTGTGCAGCTCCATTCAGAATCTGATAGGTTCCAGTCAATCCTGACATAGCGAATACTGCCATCTCAATGCATTCAAAAGAGGAGAGTTCCACCATATCAGCACTTACCTTTCATCATCTTTTTGATGAGCTTTTTGTCTTGCGCCTCATCGGGATGCTTAGCGACTTTTTTAGCCTTCTTTGGCTTTTTAACTTCTTTATTTTTCATCTTATATCCTTATCACTAAGCAACATATTCGTAATTCCAGGTGGCACCATTTGAAGTGACAGTCGCTCCTGAATAGTTTGCCGACAAAACTTTAGTTGCTGCCGCTGCTCCGCCGCCGACGAGGTTGGTACCTCCCCCCCCGATTGTGATATTGTTTACCGCCGCTGCACCGCCTGTGTCACGGATGACATAGGTTCGTCCTGCCAAGGCTGTGGCTGCTGGTAGTGTCACAGTAAGGACGCCACCACTGGTATCGCAGGAGATGAAGTAGTCTGTGCCAAGAACGGTGTATGGCGTGTCCGCGTTTGATTTTGATGTGATTGGAACAACCAAACCAGTACCAAACCTGATTGAACCGGTTCCCGCATCAAGCTGAAGGGCTGAAGCTGCTCCAGAGGCGTTAATTACAATAGCGTCAGTAACGTCCTCAGTAGATGTGATGTTGATCGATGAGCCCGTTGCTGTGATATCGATGTCTTCGCCCGCGGCCGCTCCTGTTGCCAGGATGTCGATACCCCCCGCGGTCGAGGTGATCGTGATAGAGTTTGCGGCTGACTCTGTCGCTGAGATGTTGACCGATCCGCCCGTGTTGACGATATCAATGTCTTGCCCGGCTGCACCTGTTGCCAGAATGTCGATACCACCGGCACCAGCTGAAATGACGATAGCATCTGCCGCGTCTTCCCCTGCTGTGATGTTTGCCGAACCCAAGGATGTAATTACCGATATGTCAAAAGCGCCTGTTACCGTGAAGTTAGAGGCTGCTGCTGAATCGAGTGAAATAGCGCCTGTCGTGTCGACAATGATTCCGCTGGTACCTGCATCGACGTTAATACCTCCGGCAGCGCCCGAGGCGTTGATGACAATCGCATTGATGTCAGATTCCGTCGCCTGGAGGTTCAGAGATCCCCCTGTATTCACAATATCGATGTCCTGTGCTGCTGCACCGGTTGCCAGGATATCAATACCGCCTGCACTGGCCGACAAGACAATTGCATCGGCAGCATCCTCGCCGGCCGTCACATTCACAGATCCTAGGGAAGAGATCATCGAGAGATCAAAAGCGCCTGTTACAGTGAAATTAGAGGCTGCTGCGCTATCTAGAGAGATCGCGCCGGTCGTGTCTACAATCACGCCGCTTGTGCCCGCGTCCACATTGATTCCGCCGGCAGCGCCCGAGGCGTTGATGACAATCGCGTTGATGTCGGACTCTGTCGCCTGAATATTGATCGAGGAGCCGGTAGCTACGATATCAATATCTTCGCCTGCAGCTGCGCCACTAGCTAGAATGTCGATGCCTCCAGCCGTTGATACAATCGTGATCGAGTCGGCAGCGCTCTCCGTCGCGGAGATGTTTACCGAGGAACCTGTCGCGATGATGTCGATGTCCTCTCCTGCCGCGGCCCCTGTTGCCAGGATGTCGATACCACCCGCGGATGAAGTTAATGTGATGGAGTCGGCAGCGCTCTCTGTCGATGAGATCTGTACAGATGATCCCGTTGCCGTGATAAGAATGTCCTCACCGGCAGCGGCTCCACTCGCAAGGATCTGAAGGCCTCCAACTGTTGACTCAATAACGATAGAGTCTCCCGTGTTCTCGGTGGAACGGATATTTACGGAAGATCCGGTCGCGATGATATCGATGTCCTCGCCTGCAGCTGCGCCACTAGCTAGAATGTCGATGCCTCCTAAAGTAGCATTGATGACAATCGCGTCAGTTGCGCTCTCTGTCGCAGAAAGAACGAGTGAACCACCGGTATTGGTGATGTTGATGTCCTCTGTAGCGGCTCCAACGGCATCGATGTCGATACCTCCTGCGGATGCCACAATACGGATCGCGTCAACGGCGTTTTGAGACGAGGCGATATTAATTTGTAGGGCGGCATCAACGTCGATACCACCAGCGGCCGAAACCAAAGTGATGGCGTTAGCGGCGGCTTCCTCGCCATTGACGATAACTCGCCCTGCATCGCTGGAAAGAGTGAGGTCAATGCCTGCTCCCGTCACATCAAAAGTGCTGGCAGTATCGGAAACGATCGACACAGCGCCTGTTGAGCTGATTGTTACCGCTCCGCTGGCGGCGAGAGTCGTAAAGCTGGCTGGATAGTTTCCATTGCCGATGACGGTTTTGAGTTTTAGAGGGGTTACAATCCGGGTGTCGTCTGTTCCGGTATTTGTCTCTGCCTGGGTAGCCAGCTCTGCGATACCTGCGGTTGTCTCGGTAGCAGCTGGAGATCCGGCAATAGCGACAGCGTTTACATAGGTGTATACATCAGCAGAGGTCGCAGAAAGGGTTGAGCTACCCCCTGCACTTAATTCGGCATATGTCGCATATTCCGTTATTCCGCGAGTTGTTGTCGAAGCATCAACATTACCACCCACTTCCCAATTGCCACCACCTGCGGACTGGTAAAGCACGGCGGGAAGTGTCGATTCATCTCCCCAGAATGCGCCTGTCGGGTAAATATCTTGAGAAGTTGGGGCCCGCTTGGCGGGGATGTATTGAACGTTGGCCTGCGAATCTACGCCGGCGGCGTTATAAGGAAAACTTGCAAATGGCACGGCCATGGATTGACTCCGTATGAGATGAAGATATTTATCTGATACGTTGGCGAGTCGCTAGTACGGCCTGGGATGCGATCCCTGATCTGCTGAAGTTATTCTATCAATTAAAATATTTGTCTTGTAGTTATTTGTCTACAAACTTGATGGAAGTCTACGGTTTTTTTCAAGAAGATGTCTTTGTCTTCGCTCTCTAGAAAATTTATATTTTACCTTATAAAAGAAATCTCCTATAGTTAATGTTGCCAAACGTTTAACCATAGGAGATATAATGCAGATCAATGCTACTACAAATTACGATTTATTCACACTTTTAGATTATAACCGGCCTTGCAATGACATTCAGCAACTGGAAAGAAATATTTTACAGTGCAATAAACTCGAAATGTCGCCAATTATTGTTGATAAAAATTTTAATATAATTGATGGCCAGCATCGTTACCTTGTTGCAAAAAAAAATAACCTGATCCTGTATTACAGGATTGACCCTAACGCTAGTTGTGAAAGCGACATCATCACTTATAATAAAGCTTCAAAAACATGGACGATTGATGATTATGTTCATTTTTACTCTATGAAAGGTGATAAAGCTGCAATATTTATAAAAAAAATGATCCAGGAACATCCCTTAACATGTAACGAATTTATTAGATTATTTGTTAAACATGACAAAAGCAAGGGTGCTTCTCGCTATGTCAAAGATGGTAAAATTACTTTAAACAGAAGTGAGCAAGAGATAGAAAATATTCTATCAAACCTAAAAGAAGTTATCGATTTTTTAAAGAAAAAATTCAACCAAGAAGCTTTCAGTATTCAAAAGTACACTTTGATTACAATCATGACAAATAAGCAATACGACCATGTACATTTTATGAGTCAAATAAATAAATTTGGCGGAGAGCTTTCCAACGCTGTTGCTAATTTTAGAGACAAAACTCAATTCAGGAATCGAATTATTTCGTTTGTTTACAACAGAAGCGTTAAGAACGAAAAAAAGAAGTTTAAAGAGCAGTACTAATTATTTCAATCTTCGGTATGGTACGCCTGTATTTCTCAAATGCTGCCATACCGCCGCACCTAGTGACGGAGTTTTGGATTTCCACCACCTCATAGGCTTTCTCTTGTCGTCTGTGGTCGCTGACGCCCTTCCACCCGCTACGAGATTATAAAGCTGTGGTGGGGCATCGTATGCGTAAACAGAGCCATTGTTGAAGCGTACTAGCAGGTTTTTTTTCTTAAAGTCGTACTGCACGCCATAAACGTTCGAGGAATTTATCTGTGATTTTGCAATTCCATCTTCTACCTCGCCATAATTTGAAACAGGGTTATTCTGTTCCAGTTCCGCGATGATTCGTTGAAGCTCTGTTGGATTAGCTAGTATATCACGGAAGGCAGGATCCGGGAAATTCGATAGGTAATCTGTGAAAACATCTCTTCGACCCCCTGAAAGGATCCACACCAGCCTAACGTTATCTGTCACCTGAATTGGTTGATTCGGAGCTCTTGGCGGGATATCTTCTTGCTCTATTGGTGGAGTAGTTTGCTGTTCAGTAGAAATGTTTTTATTTTCTTGTTCACTTCTCTCTAAAATCATTCCATGTAAAAAGGATATTTCATCTGCAATTTGGTCACGCAATTCAGGAGATAAGACTTGTCCAGCAGATAATAGAGATTCAACTTCTGCAAGAAGTTGATCAAGAATATCTTCAAGTTCTTCTAAAGAAGGCATTATGTGCCTTTTGGTTTTCTAAATTCTCTAACCTGCTGGAGAATCGCCATTAGTTTATCTGGGTTCTGTGTATTTTGTACCTGCTGTTGCTGTGGCGCTGCTTCAGGCGCTTGGACCTTCGATCCGCCCATGATCTTTTTGATGTACGCGTCAATCACGTTTTCGAATTTATCACCTGTTTTCTTTTCGATATCATGCACTCGTTCAGGGGTTTTTCTCATGATCGTGGAAATAATTTCCATGGGATCCGAACCCTGTTGCACGGATTTCCGTATATACTGTCCCATTGATGATTCGTGGATTTCGGCAAGAACCTGGTCAATAGCGTTAGGGTCGTTTGTAGGCTGTTGCAATTCTGCTTGTTGTTGCATCTCCTGGCCTATTTGTCCTGCTTCTTGGTCGACACCTCCAAAAAGAGAATCAATACCAGAGGAAGCTAGGCTACTAGCGATACCACCACCAGCTAAACCTAATCCCAGAGAAGCTGCTCCACCTATTTTATTTTCCATACTCTTGTAACGGTTTTTTTCTGACTGAACCACTTTTTCATCCGATCGCATCGTTTGATCAATTTCAGGTTCATCAGAAAAAAAACGATTTCGCAAATACTCGAGTCCTGTAGCTAGTGATAAACCTTTAGTCAAGCCATTGGTGAGAAATTTACCCAATGATGGATTGATTTTAGAAATGCCTTTCAATGCAAGATCATCAGGAACATACCCGGAAAGAAATGGAAATATTTTTCTTATATTACTTTTCATTCTGTATCCTTTTGGCTTTCAATCCACTCATCGCCCCATCTACGCATAAATTCTTTTACAAAATTCAATTCTCTTTCCTGAACCTCATTAAGTTTTCCCTCAGAGAATTTTCTTATCGTATCAAAATACGTATCTTCGTCTAGCAAAACATCTTTATCTTTTGCTAATTTGAAAGGCGTTAAAATGCTATCGCTATCTTGTAAGTTATCTAAAACTTTTAATGCAAAATCTCTTGTAGATTGTTTTATCTTATCGGGTTCAAGGTATTTAGTTTTTATATCATTAAATGAAGGAGCATTTCCTCCGTATGGTGTCATAACTCTTTTTGCAGAACCCATTGGTTTGTGTTCTGTTACGACCTTTTTTAATTCTTTAGATGGAGGATATGCGAATTGTGCTGCTACCATTGGGCTAAATCCAAACTTTTCTCTTAGTGAGTTAAAATATGGTTCTTTGTTTCCATCTATAGGTATTTGCTTTTCAAATCGATGTAATGCTTTTCTAGCTCCTGCAACATCTGTATTTGTTTTCCACCTATTTGACAATTCATCTAATTGTGATTTTGCCTTGTATGATTTTTTTGCTATATCTACCATGTCGTTGGCAATTTCAGTGGTATTTAAACTGGGATTTGTTTTTAATACATTTGTCCCTATGTTTATTATTTTATTTATATCTTCACCAGCAAGATCGGAAAATATTTCTTTGCCTGTGGAATCTTTTTGAGCTGTTCTTGATAGTATTTGATTAAATTTATCTAAAAGCTGTTGTTCCGCATCTCTTTGACGATCTTGCAACGATTTTTCATATTGTGGTCTTGACAGTTCTATTTCTTCGGCTTCATTAGCATATTTTTCTATAAGTTCGGGATTATTTCTTAAACCGCTATTCGCTAATTCTTCTCTTTTTTCAAAACGTTTTTGTTGTGACCACCGCGGAAGCGGTTTAGTTTTATCACTGAGTGGCCCTTCTTCTACCGCACCGATTTTTTCTATTTGTCGATCGAGAGAAACAGGTTTTTTTCTTCCTCCAGCAAATTCCACTTCATCAAGTAATTTGCTGGAAGCACCTGAATCACGCTCTGGCATAGAACGATCTTCTGTCGAACGTCTTCCTTTATCTGCAAGAGTCCGATATGAATCACTCACCGCTTCCGTTTGCATCAAGTTTGATAATCCTTGAATCAAAGTAGGTGATGTACCTGGTAAGGTTCCTAAACGTGCTAATTTTTGAAATCTGCTAAGATTTGGAGTGTTTTCTAAATCTTCAAGCCCTTGTCTAAGCCTGTATCTTTCTGCTTCTTTAGGAATCTGTTCAGCTAAACCCTTCCCCATAGCTCCACCGATTTGACCAAAAAGATTAGCTGGCCTTACTGAATAGCTCATCTTTACTATCTCCTTGGTTGTTTTGCTGGAGGTACTGAATTATCATTTTTATAAATACCTGACTTACCAAAACTGCTAATATAATTTCCTGCGAGTCCACCGACAGCACCTGCGATCGGGCCGAAAAGTGCTGTACCTAATGCGCCAAGTGCGGGCCCTGCTAATCCTGGTGTTCCTGGCTGGGAAACTGTGTCTTGTGTGTAATTTCCCAATGCCTGTGTTCCAAGTCCAGCTAATCCCTGCGCTCCTTGCTGTCTTAGTTGAGCCCGCATAGCTCCAAGCCTTTCATTGAGATCTGTGCCCGCGCTGACAGCCGCATTTCTGAATCCACTACTTGATAAACCACCCGATCCCATACCAGCAAATTGTTCGGATAACCCCGGTATAGTTTGCTCATTGAATCTTCGATTTTCACCTTCCGTAAATCTCTGCAAATCTTGTGGATTATCGCTAAGAAGGTCGCGGTAGTAGTCAGCGGAATCTCCGAAAGCTCCTCCTGCTCCTCCACCTTGTAGGGCACGAATAAGATTTTGTAAAATCTCTTCTTGACCGCTTCCTAGAGTAGACATACGTTTATGCTTCTCAGGAGTTCCGACTAATAATCCGCGAATTTGATCCCATAATCCCATGTTATTCCTCCAAGAGATACTCTATTACCGCAAAAGCCCGATCGTAAGCTCTTGGGGAATTAAAATTAATGTTTGTTGCATCCATGTCTACTTCTGCATAAGAGAAAGTCGATGCTACCTTTGCCACTGAATCAGTGCAGGAAACCCATAGATCGACGAGGGTGAAATTGTCGTCGAATGTAATCCCATGAGGTTGAACGTTAGCACCAGCAACTACTGGAGACATATCATATACCTGCCGGAAAACATTGCGGAATTCTTGTGGCTGGTCGATACCTGGAATGAACTGTTTTCCCGAAAGCTGCTCCTCATCGAGGAAGAAACCGATTTCCTTAGCGTTCACGCTGTTGCTGATCTTCTTGAGCGCCTCAGTGAGAAACTGCCTGGCACTCTCCCATTTTTCGGGAATCGCGTCGTAAACAGGGAGGTAGCTCTCAAACTTTTGATCGGGTGACGGTGCTGACATTATTGCAGCCTCAAAAATTCAAGTGTCCAATAAGTGTTTAAAGCCGCAACTCCGGCAACATTTATTCTTAGCTGAGATCCTGAAACAAGCACTGTAATTCCACTTCCTGTCAAAGTAGATTTGGCAAATAGAGAAACACCGTCCCAATAGACAAAAGCTCTTAAATACTGGTTTGTATTCGCTGGGGTTACAAAAGCGCTTAACATCGCCATCGATGCAGTTAGTACTTGAGGTGATCCAAAGTCAAAAATCAGGATAGAAGCCGCTGGCCCAATGGCAACTGCACCGGCTGACTGTAGCTTCGTTACAGGCGATGGAACAGCGTTAGAAGGCCCTCGTGAATATTGGATAACTCCCAACTGGCTAACGTCCTCCATCGCATAGAATTTTGGTTCATTGGCGGCCGTGGTCGGATGGGCAGCACCTACAATTTTAGGTGTCGTTACCTGATTGTGTTTTCCGTTGTCGGTCGTTAGGTTGGAAAATGTGTAGTGATCCACACCGAATGAGGTATCGAGCTGAAGATTATTCGCCTTAAGCTGAGGTTGTGAATCCTTTAGATCATCGGCGGCATTCGGAATAGAGTTGATAAAAACCATGTCTATAATCCTATATTGATATTTTTACCAGCTGGTCGCATCCATAGTACCTGGGCGTCAATTTGCACCTCGGTTTCGTGGGAATCACCTGCCATCTGGGCATTATTAAATGTGTACTCTAGAGTGATAAAATTCGAACGAGCGTTGCAATAGACCCTTTGCCATGCTTTTGAACTGCTCAATCCGCTGTTATTTGTCGTTGGCACTAAAGAATTGAAAAACGAATCCTCTGTGTCGGTGTCGGGATCAATATTCTCTGGCATGAGGTTAACTGGTTGAGAATCGGCATATTCCATATAAACATTCATGGAGAACCCTGCATCCTCAGTCGCTGTCGTATTAACCAGAACATCGCAATAACCAAACTGTATGCACTGGCCAGCATCAAAGAAATTAAACTTCTTACTCTGAATTTTGAAGTTTTCCCTTACTGTGATTTGACCCCCGCCGACATATGTCGCAGCAGCATCCACTTGAGGAGTGCTGAAATCTCTTTTCGTTGGGTTGTACTTGAAGAGTAGGAAATTATCCACATCAGTAGGGACGACAGAAAACACACCACCGTTGAGAGATGAAGCAAAGGGTGTTCCCGTGGCAATATCATTTATCTCAATGATTTTACCCTCTTCAAGATTGTGGTTAACACTCTTGATTGATGTCGGGGTTGTGATGTTTCCTGTGATGTTTTGGATTGTCAAACTCTGTTGATTGGTGGTCTGTTTGTCGAGGATCAGCACATACCCTTGTTGATTCCCCCCAACATTTTGAGGCACTTGAGCGGGAGAATCGTACCAAGGGAAATCACTCTCTGCCCATGTTTGATTTTGATCCTCCCAACGGCGCGTTTCAGCAGCTTGGTAAGGTCCAAGGCATGTAAGAGAATCGTTGAATATTGCCCATGAATCATTCTCGTAATTGAAAACTAATCGCCTGTTAGGAAATTTCTCGCTTGTGGGGTTGAAGGGATACGTCCAATAAGCAATTCGATTAAAGTAATCTCGCAGCCCATGAACGCGTTTTACGCCTTGCTGAAGATTAGAAAACTGAAATACCAATTCAGGAATCTTGACGTCGATCCTTTCGCTTTTGAAACTGTCGCATTCAACAACTCCCTTGTCCCCAATTCCAACAAGTGAAGTATCAAATTGCACCGCACTGAATGTGCTCTCTGCGCCTAGTTCAGTGTTGATCTTCTCAATCTGGAAAGGAGCTATAGAACGTCCTGTATACCTCAATTGCCATGTCGAAGACTCGCAATAGATGACCAGGTTGTCACGAACAAAACCAATGGAAACGATGTTTTCCGATGTCGGGATATCAAGAAATCCCCCCTGACCCCTGATATCATCTTTCCAGGCATCGGCATTAACAGCACTTATCATTCCAGGAACAACAACTGTGAAAGGATTGCCAATAGCTGACCAACGGATTCGCTGGCGCATCTGCACTGATGTTCCTAGCGTCTGACCTTCGAATGTGTTGAATGTCACCAACCTACCTCGGAAAGGAAGCATGGCGAGGCACTGATGAAGCTTATCCGCAGACGCATTTATCTCTGGCGCAAAGTCCTGCCAAGTTGTCGAGATGACCCCATTCGTGAATCTTATCGGATCTCCTGCCGTCCCTGAAAAGTTGGTAGCCCAGAAAATCTTGTTGTTGCTCTCGTCCACCCACCAATTTGTCGTCCAAAAGAAATCCGAATCGGTTCCTGTCCACGTGGTGCCGGGTAAAAACTCTTCAAATCCAGCGGCATATTTATAAGCATATTTGGTGTCCCACATGACGAGTTGTTCGGCGTTAATGTCAGTCAATTGCCTGACTCTTGCACCCATACAAGGAAGAGAGGGAAAGTAGGCGAAGGTGATCGTCGAAGCTGCTGCGCCTGCTGCTCCTGTGATTGTGACACTACCCGTAAAGTAATTGATCGTTCCAGTAACGGCACTGACAGGACTAGTCGCAAGCGTTCCGTTTCCCTGATCGATTAGAGTAACCGCACCGACTACGATCGTAACTCCGCCGGCCTCAATTTCAGCATTCGTTTCAGGGGTGATTGGAGCGGCTAGCGTCGAGTAAATGTTGAAAGTCCAAGGAGATCCACCACTAAGACCAAGCGAAGCCGCGTTATAAGTGCGCCGAAGTCGTCCAAGAAATTCAAAACCCTGTCGGCGCTGGATCCTCTCCCTGAAGATGTATGCGTTTTCCAAAACTGGAAAAGCATCGTCTGGAAGGATGAAGTTTTGTCGATTCTGGATAAGGCCGGATTCAAATTGTTTGACGTAGAGTGGTACGTAAGTCATTTATTTCCAGCTCTTTAGATTTATTATACTAGAAATTGTTGGTTGGCTTACGCCAAATATTTCTCCCAATTTCTTTTGTTTTACACCTTCTTTTTGCATTTGCCGTATTTGTATTATATCTTTTTCTTTTAATTTTGATGTCCCATTTTTTTCACCAATAGGAGCCCCGCCTTTCCATCTTCCTTTTTTAAGACAGTCTTGATTATTGTCATGGTGTGTACCTAAAAATAAATGCTTTGGATTCACGCATTTTCTGTTATCACATGCATGTAGTACTAATAACCCCTGTGGTATTTCTCCTTTGAAAACCCTATAACTCAACCGGTGCGTGCGAATATTTTTATACTTTGAATCATAATCATTTGTTTGCCCATATCCGTCTACCACTGCTCCTTTCCATTCCCAACATCCATTTGGTATTTTCTTTGTGTTGTGGATAATCTTACATTCATTAGAGCAGTAAGAATGTCTTTTACCTATACATAATGATCTACACTCTAAACATATTCTCTTAGTTTTATTTAAGTAGTATTTTCTATAGCACTCTTTACAAGACTTTTGACCTTTTGAAAATCCATCATTCTCTTTTTTTTCTTTACACTTGCTGCATATTTTCATATGGAAAATCCCTTTACAGAAAATTATACCACATTCACTATATTTAATACTTTCCATATTTTTCTTATCCTTGTCCGTACCATTGTCCACCGGTAGAAAAAAAAGAAGGATTGATTGAATTAAATATTGTTATAACCGGTTGCCCGATGTTTTCCACTGCCTGGCGCTCAAGAACCAGCCCCTCTTGCTTCATTAGTTCAGGCACAAGAGAATTTGCTCCATCTGTATCGCTGCGATCTTGAAGGATCTCTTTTGCCACAAGATAAGCAAGATATTTTGCCCACTGGTTAAGGATCGGCGTGTCAGTAGCTAGCATGAACTGGACAGGTGTCAGGTAGATCTCGATTTCGATTCGGTGCACAAGTTTTGGTATTGGGCGAATTGTTAGCTCGTTATTCCAGAACAGCATCGCCGACGGTCGGCCAGTTTGATACTGCTTCACCCACAGAGTCAGATTCTCACCATCGCCGGGAATCACGTTAGCAAGCGCTAGGTTGAAGGAAAATGCTCCCGTTACGTAGTTCACCGTACCGACATAGATCGAGTCTATAAGCCCTGGATTTCCCGTATTTGCATTGTGCATGCCGGGAATACCCGGATTTGTGTTTTGCACCGGGACAAACGTTTGAAGAGTGGCGCTACGATAGTAAAGGCTACCATTTCCATCATCGGAAATAATGATCGGGTCGTCGGCCACTGATACAGTCCCAATCGTCACCGCGTTGCTGAGGATCGGCCCGGCAATCGCGAAATCAAACTGCTGGTTCGCGCCGTCACCTGTCGCCGGCTGAAACCGTGTTGGGGTTTTAGGATAGAGGCTGTAAAACTGTTCTCTGTCCTTCATGAAAAGCCCCTGGATGCCGTCTACGTACAGCGGAGCACGAACACCCTGTGAATAGTTGACATCCAGAGGGTAACGGTCAATGTAAGGCTGTGTGAAGAAAGTATAGACATCCCTCATCTGATCGATTTTGATCCCATAAGGGAAGTCATTTGTATAAACATTATTTATGTATTGGTCGATGATAGCAGTAGGCAGCGATGACTCGCTAGGCGATGATGTCAAACGTCGAACTTTTCGCCGAATGAAACCTACGGTATTATCTGCTGGCGCTACTGCTGACATTTAAACCTCAAATTAAAATGATGTTGGAATCAGCTGATGGATATTCAATCCTCGACCGTCTTTAGCCATTGGCTCGCCATCGTCGGTAACATTCTTGCCATCGACTGATTGGAGACCGCTTCGCTTGACCGTTTCGATTCCGTTCACTTCCTCGATAAATCCCATCGGAAGCTCATAGGTGTAACCCGGGATGAGCCGATAAACCTCGATAGGATCGCCTGCATAGCGACAGTAGACCTTTTCAAGCCTTTCTGTGTTGCCACGATGATTGATGTACTGAGCCTTCACAAGCTTCGCATCATCTTTGCGCTTCTTTTCGTAGCTAGACTTAATCTTTGGATTTACCTGAGAATCGCCCTTGTCCGCCACCTGATTGCTGATCGTATTGATCAATCCGTGCTCTTCACCTGATGCTGTGCATCTCTTAATTAACATTTTCGTGCTCCTTGGTTTCAATTGCCAGTGTCATTCAACGACTGGAAGGGCTCTTGCCCTGATGTGTTACTAAACTCTAGGTTCCTCGAACCTGCTGGTGCCAGACTGGCTGGCTTCTGTCCTGATGCTGGGACAGAGAATGCATCGAATTGCGTGGAGTCTACATCTACCGTAATTGTCGACCCTGAAACATCCAGAATCTTCACTGTACGACCATTCATTTGATGCATGCCGTAGCCATAAGGGATCGTAAGCCTCACTTGCTGCCCCGCCTGATAGGTGTTGGCTTGAAGCACGGTATCGACGACAACCGTCAATACAGCAGGCTTAGCACGTGTGATTGCGATAATCTCAAGAGAACTGGGGATCTGGATTGTCCCGGGAAGGTAAACATTTGCATTTGCCATTATAACCCTTTTTATAAACTTGAAAAATGGGAGCGGTTGCCCGCTCCCGCCCTAGACAAAAAGGATTAATTCTCTTTCTTCCAGCTTTGCCAAACAATCACATCACTTGTACTGCCTGCTGGCGATTGTGCGCCTGCCGCAAGGTACATATAAGGAGTTAGTTGAGCTGTTCTGAACGGTTGGGTAGTAAAATCGTACCCTGTTTGAACACTGGTCGAAGGTGTATACTGTGTACTTGCACCCGCTGGGGCAATGGTCGCGAACAGTTGCGCTGTTGGCGATGCACTGGAAGCAGGGAAAGCAAACGTAGTAAACGCGCTGGAATCGATATCCACTGTCATCGTGTAGTTAGCCGAGGACAGAGCGGTAATCTTGCCAGTCAAACCGTTCATCTGAGTCATACCGAAGGAGTAAGGCACACTGAAGTGAACCTTCATCCCAACGACATAGACAAGAGTCGGGTCAATTGACGTCCTTACGACTGCCGAAGTCGCCTTCGTGATCTCTGTGACATAGAGAGTCTCAGGAAGCATCGCGCTGAACCGTGAGATCCTGCGTGTGTTACCAGCTGTGGCGGCTGCCGCAAAACCAGCCGCTCTGAGACCGATCAGGGTATAAGCCGAACCAGACGTAGAACTTATTTGAAAATCCATGCCTGCTATCTGCAACATCCCAGTTGTGCCATACAGCCGGATGATATCCCCATCACTGTAAGTATTGGTCTGAGATACGACAGCAGGTGATGCCGCGGTGATCGCTGTGATCGCGTTAGCCGCCTGCGCTTCGACGATCGGCGCTGTTGGTACGTAAGTGAATCCGCCACTTGTGACAGTAACAAGATTCAATGCATCTGTGGAGTTTGTTTTTTTCGTCTCAAGAGCTCCATCGTCTGGAGTTACTCCCTTGAACCATTCAAAAATAACACCGCGACCAGTAGCTTGCTGTGTTGCAGCCTGAGTCATGTTGATAGTTTTGAAGTAATCAGAAGAACCGACGAGAGGAATCCTAACGCCTGCACCTGCTGATGTGAAACTATCTTGCTGAAATAGAGTAAAAGCCATAATTCAAATCTCCTTAGCTCGCTTGGGTTGTTGTACAGTTAAGACCAGAAACCCAGTTTTGATTCGTGATCGCTCTCGCAATCGCAAACTTAGCGTATAGCTGGCTGTTTTGAGCCACCGACGACACGACCCAAGGAGGTCTGTAACCAATGACAGACGAGTAGTTGTTCTGCTCGATCTTCGCAGCCGCTTCCACGCCGTACATCGGCATCTTGTAGACTGTGCGACCAAGCATCGAAGCGCCTGGTACCGAAATACCCTTGGAGCTAACAAACACCCTAAAGCGGGAGATCGCGCAATACTCCTCAGGACGGAGACCTTCGCGTTCTGCGTAGTTAGCCTTCAGCAAGACGCCAGAAACCTTCTGGAAGTCTGCCGCCATGTTTGTATGGCTCAAGCAAATGAACGCGTCGCGTGTTGGACCTGTCGAGAACTTGTCCATCGCATCAAGCGAAGCAAGCATTGTGCGTGCGTCGTTGCCGAGAAGGATCGTCTCGATGTTATTGAAGTCCTGGAGGGATGGATTGCTAGGCTGGTCGCCATTGGTGCCGCCTGTGCAATTGATGTAAGACACAGAGCTTGCCCAAAGGTCGCGCATTAACAAATCTTCTTTTTCTCTTAACCATTGACCTAACAAAGCAGTGAACTTAGTTAATGTTTTATTCATTTCGAATAAAATTACTTGTTCATTGGTTGTAATAGTCTTAGCGTAGATTTCAACCTGCGCGTCGATGTCGGTACGAACTGGAACCTCGGAGGCCGGATCAATTCCGGAGCCATCAAGTTGACCACCATCAGTCGAAAGTCTTTCAAACCTCGACATGCGGTAGTTTCTGCCGATATAGGATTCGGCATAATGTTGATCAACGCCAAAGCTATTGATCAAGTTGAACCACTTCTGTTACTTCGGCTATTGCCTACTGACCATTCCTGGCGGAGAAACCTCTTCGGATTTCTCTCACGACCTTCTTTTATTCGTCGTGTTCAGACTGTCGCATACGCTTTCGCGCCCCTCTCACTCAGTCGTTCAGCGTCCCTATCGGGTTCGCCCCTGTCACCCTTTTTTTATTAAGGGCTTCCAAGTCAATCAGAGAAGGTTTAAAGCCCACATTCAGTTTATGGGCGTAGATAGGAGGAATTCGGCCGCCTGAACCGGTAGTTCTGGAGCTAAATTATTTATTGAAGTTATGCCTGATACTGGGGCTGACATCTGTCACCTCTGATGTGGTTATGTTGTTCCCGGTGGCGAACCAGTCCTAACAGCCACACTGGCGAGGTGCACTACGGCCAGAAGTTACAAGATGCTGTAACAAATTTTAATATACTATAAATTTTGTTTTGGTGCCAATTTTTTTCTATTATAATTTTGCCAAAGGCTTGTAACTTGATGTAAAGTAAGGCCTAATTTATCGGCAATCTCTCTATAGATCATTCCAGTTTTTCTTAATTCGGCTACTTTTTCCCTTGTTCCTATCGGAAATTTACGACAAGTTTCCCAATTTGAACGGCCTTTTTTAACCATGTCATGAGTATTTTCTTTGTGAGACCCTAAAAACATGTGATCGGGATTTACACAAGCTCTGTTTTCTCCTCCTGGGCAGTTATGACACACACATTGATTGCCTTCTATTTTTCCTTTAAATGCAATATACGAAGCTCTATGCGCATTCATTCCAGTTTTATTAATTTCAATCCTTCCATAACCATCTTTTCCTATTGTTGCTTGCCATATCCAACATCCATTTTCTTCTTTTATGTGAGATTTTATTCTAAATTGGAGTATTTCTTCTTGTGTGGCATTTGGATTTTCTCTTTTAAATTTTAATATATCTGATTGATTGTTTGAACATCCGCAGCTTTTGCATTTTTTTGATCTAAGGTTTCTTGATGATTTTATGCATTCTTGACCGCATTCGCAAATACAAATACAAAACATTCCATTATGGTTGGAGACTTTTGTCATACTTTTTACTGTTAATTTACCAAAAACTTGACCAGATAAATCTATTGATTTTGCCATAGAAACAACTCCCATAAGTTGACCCCGTTGAAATGTGCGTCAGGCGATGGGGATCGCTTTTCGGATGCCTCCTAGACGCGTGATAATTATACCAGATATGGTGATAATTATCCCTGACCCTTCATCATTTGCTGCATTTTTTTATAGTTCTCAGCCTTTTGGCTATCAGTAAGTGAGCGCGCCATGTTGGGCGTTGCTGCTTGTGCTGCTGATGCACCTGATGCACTTT